AGCACGGGCTAAACGACGTGTAGCAGCTGCACGCAAGAAGTCGAGCAAAGGAAGAACTGTATCTTCTTCTTCGTCTTTTGCGAGGTGTGTGGTAGCCATGAACTTATGTGGAGTAAAGTCCACTGAAGCAATGGTGTTCTGGTTGCTGGTTGGTACGCGAGTTGCGTCAGCAATACCTGTAGCAAATGTGCCAGAAGCAAATTGTGCTACATCACCGTCTGTATCTTCGTCAGCTACTGGTACGCGGAATGTTTTCGCGTCAACAGCCATACGATTGAACATTGGAGCAACAACTAGCTGCTGTTCCATTTCGGTGTAAATGTTTTGTGAGAAGTTGCTCAAGAACTGATCAACAGATGTAACAGCTTTCATTTTGGCACCGAATTTGGTATCAAAAATGTCACGCTTGTTAAGCAATTTCGCAACAAGAACGGCGTTAGCCATATCTTTTTCAGAATACTGAGCTGCATTGCGGCCCTGCTCCTGGAAGTGCATTTTTGAGCGCTGCAGTGCAGCAATCTCTTCTTGGTATTTGTTCATCTGAGCTTTAAGTTCTGCAACTTGCTCTGATTCACGCGGTGTATAAGCATTATTGCTATCACCTTTAACCAGCATTTGCTGGTCAGCAGCGTCTGCTTCCTTCACGATAGCGTTCCCGGCCTCTTGGACCAGTTCGGCAACTGCAGGCTCAGACACTGTAGCACGTGGTGCTTCTTTTTTGATCTCTTCAGCTGGTACAGCTTTAGTAAGATCGATTGTATCTACGACTTGATCAGCCATTTCGTCTTTCTCCTTATCAGAATTTTCGTGAAGCTCTTTAGTAGGGCTCTCGCTTATAACCGCGTCTTCACTTGTAGATTTTTCGACTTGTGAATGTTCTTCTGTTTTCACATTAACAACATTATCACAGTCTTCGCCATTAGCGTCAACCTCTAAAAATTTAAAGATTGGGTTTTGCTCTGTAGCGACGTTAGTGACTTTAAACATTTTTTCTTGATAGTTTACAAGATCACCATGTTGAAGTTTGCTAGCATCTTCGGAAAGCAAGTTTGTGAACGGGATAGATGCCATAGGATCTTTAATTTCAAGCTCCTCTTCATCATCCTTTTCCATACCAGTGACTACTTCCTCAGTTTCTGCTTTGACCTCAACTTCTTCAGTATCAGCTTTATCTTCAGTAGCTTCCTCAATTTCAGCTGTTTCTTCAACAACTTCCTCAGAAACTTCTTCTGATTTCACTTCAACATCAGTTTCAGTTACTTCAATCTCAGCTTCTTCAGCTTTGATTTCGGTAACTTCTTCTTCTTTTGAGTTACTCATTGCTTCCTCCTCGGTTGGAGACATCGGACGTTCGTTAATAACTTCGCCCTCCTCCGTGCTATGAATTGGAACACCTGCCATTGTAATGTCATGAGAATGCCCTTCGGCTTCTAGTATAACACCTGCAACAACTTTGTGAGCGTGGTTTTTCATATGAGATGCGTAGGTTGTTACACCATTCCCACTCTCATCCATTTCAACTGTATGATAGTGACCATCGCTCATGTCGGTGATTCCTGCTTTAATTTTACGCATCTTCTTAATTTCTTCGGCGTCAGCCTCTTTTAAAGACTTTTTAAACTCGTTAAATTCTTCATCTGAATCAAAAGATTTTCTAATAGAGAAAAGAGAGTCTTGATTACAAGGAACAGAAACTACAGAAATTTCTAGCAGTTCTACCTCAGTAATCATCATAGAATCGTCTTCACGATTATATTTTCCATCTTTTACTCTAAATCCTACAGAAAAGCTTTTTAACGCGCCATCTTTAATAAGAGTTTGGACTCCGTGATTTTTTTCAGCTGCTTCAGAAACAGCACATTCAACAAAAATACCTTTTTTATCAACACGGATATTGTCAACACGACCAATTGGACAGTCATGTTTATGTTGATAGAGGAGAACTGGATTACGACGATAATTATCAACGCCTTTAGCCCATGCTTCAGCAGTAACAACATCGCCAGAGCGATCTTTTGCAGTAGTATTGGCATAACCAGCAATCTTTAAAGTATTAGAACCTTTTTTAAGTGCTTTAGTTTCGAAGGAACTGTTTAAATAAAGAGTTTTATTCATTAGTTGTATCCTCTAAATTATTAGATTCCTCTTGAGAGGGTCTTCCACCTTGGGATGCGTCTGTCGCACTACCCGTAATGTTCTGTGGTATTCTTATGGTATCATTATTTTCCATTTTTGGAAATCTTAATCCTTCACGAGCTTCATTTGGGGTGATAATTCCTGTGTTTACCAGAGTTGAGTAATAAACAGCTTGCGTCCTATTATCAGGCTGAAGGGCAGGAACACTGAGTCTATCTGGAGTGATAGTTACTCCTCCGTTAAAGAAGTGAGAAAAGGCTGAACAGAATTGATTTAAGATAGGTAAGATGGTATGTAAATAAAATAGCTTTTGATTTGCATCGATATTAGCATTATTACCAGATTTTAAAAGAACATAAGGCACGCCTAGTGCCTTTGCCATATCTTGTTGAATTCTTTCGATAGAGTTCTCAAAATCAAGTTGATCAAAAGACTTAGTAGAAAACTCATCAATCTTTAATCCGCCATCTAAAATTGCAGGATTTCTAGCCCCATCAAAAATAGTAGTGTAAGAAGCTCTCCAAGATTCTAGAAGTCTTTCTTTAACTCTTTTTGAAAGAATATTATCAGTAGTTAAGACAAAACCTGGAAGTGCGTTATTCTTAAAGAATTGACGTTGAAACTTAATCATATAGTAATACAGTTCCATTAAGCTAAGAATAGGTTTAAGTTTAGACGTGCCTCTAAAAATTGATAATTCATTTTCAGCCATTACGTGAATAATTTCATAAGGCTCAAAACGAATTGATTCAGCTTTAGAAGTTTGTTTTCCACGACCAAAACCGTAAAAATCACTAGCCTGTTGGTTGTGAACCAAATAATTATAGTGAGAAACAAAAGCACGGTCATCAGGAACTACTTCAACATCATTAGCTGGTAATAAGTAGAGAGATTCACCGTCATAGTAGAAAAAAGCATTACCATCTAAATGAAAATCTAAAAAAGCTCTTCTAAATAACCTAGCACGATCCTCAAAAGGATTAGGCTTTATATTCATTAGTTTATTTACTTTTTTAGCAGAACCGCCACTGATGTTAAGCGGTATTTCTGTCAGTGCATTGATTACCATCTCTACAGAGCGATGAACAACTTCAATCTCTCTATATGCCTGTTCATAATCTACAATAGTTTCGGGAGACGCAAAAGGTTCAAGAGAAGCTATAGAAGGCTGTGCAGGGTTAAGCTTTTCTGCTACCCACTCTCTGAAACCGCGTCTATCATTATCTGCCATGTTTTTCCTTTTGAATATCTAACCAATTTTTAATTTTAAGAGTTAAATGATTAGAGTATCGTTGCCCATAAATTGCATGTAACCTCTGATGATGAGATTTACATAATGTGAATAAGTTGTGATGGTCTAAACTTTCTTTACAGTCTACTGCAAATTTCTCACGAAGGGAAGTAATTTTTTCAACAGTATCAATTTCAGTAATCTTATTACGAGTACACCAGTCATTAAATAACTGACTCACAGAATAAAGGTGATGAAGCTCTAAGTTCTCAACAGAACCGCATATATAACACTCATCACGCAATTTATAATCTTTCTTAATATAATCTCTTATATATTTGATAGGAAATCTTTTTAACTCAGACATTCTTGAAGCACTTCCCAACGTTTAGTAAAATGATCTGGATGTTTATTTAAACCCACGTCACCTTCTCCTAGATTTAATACTTTTCCAGAAACAGTAGGGAGATGCGCGTACTTCTTAAGTTTTTTAATAAGGTAACTTACAAGAATATCATCTCCTCTTGTTAAATGAATATTAGCTAATATATCAGACTTAACACTATCAAGACAAGATTGTTTTACCATAATTACTGAACCTACTAAAAAATCAACTTGTGCAGCTGTACACCAAACATCTTTAAGTTGTTTATAGTGTTTTGCTTTAGAAACGCCATGCTTACCGTATATACCTACTATATCTTGTTGCATATCATACATCTTTTTAATTCGTAAAGG